GACCACCAAGGAATTACTGGACCTGTGCGAAGCGAACGACCTCAAGGAACCCCAGTGGTTCACCAAGGACGCCGCGAACCGTGCGGGGCGTGGTCAGTTCCACGTTCCGAACTCTTCCCCGTTGGGTGCTATTGGCAATGCCGTAGCAGCCATCCCCTACGCAGTTGAATCTGAGCCCGTTGTCAATTTTCAGCCCCTCACGGGCAAGCCGAAACCCAGAGTCATCTCAGTCGTCACCGACATTGAGGACCAGGGTATCGTTCCTACCAAGTATAAAAACTACGTGCCCTTTGGGAACTTTGAGGACCTCAAGTCCATCATTGTGTCGCGCCAATTCTACCCTGTGTTTATCACTGGACCCTCGGGTAACGGCAAATCAATGTCAGTGGAACAGGTTTGCGCCCTACTGGGACGCGAATATGTTTGTGTGTCTATGACCCCTGAGACTGATGAGGGCGACCTCCTCGGTAACTATATCCTGATCGACAACCAGATGGTCTGGCGTGACGGAGCCGTGACAGTCGCCGCCCGTAGGGGTGCTGTTCTCTGTATCGACGAAATCGACTATGGGGCCCAGAATCTTTCGTGCCTCCAAAGGGTGCTTGAAGGAAAACCGTTCTTGCTGAAAAAGAAGGGTGAGATTGTCACCCCCGCGCAGGGATTCCAGATTATTGCGACCGCGAACACCAAGGGCAAGGGTTCTGAGGATGGACGCTACATGTTTACCAACGTGCTCAATGAGGCGTTCTTGGAACGTTTCCCGATTACTTTTGAGCAGGAGTGGGCGCCGCAAGTTGTTGAGCGCAAAATTGTCAAGAAGGAACTTGAGGCCGCGGGGCGGGGCGACGATGAGTTTGCCAATCACCTCGTGATCTGGGCCTCGACCATTCGCAAAGCCTACGACGAAGAGGGTGCTTCTAGCGAAGTCATCTCAACGCGCCGCTTAGTTCACATTGCCAGAGCGTATCCGATCTTCAACGGCGACCGACTCAAAGCGATCACGTATTGCCTCAATCGTTTCGACGAGGAAACCAAGAAGTCGTTCATCGACCTCTACAGCAAGATCGACGCTACCATAGTGGTAGCGAACACGATGAATACTGAACCCGCAGCCGAGACTGTGGAACAGAGCGTGGGCGAAGTCTAAGTCTACCACAGAGACCGAGCGGGGTGCTCCGAGAGGGGCACCCTTTTGTGGTTTTGGAAACAAGTCTACCACCCAGGCATCATGGTAGCGAGATAGTTGTTGACATCGGACGTTTATTATGTTATCATGTTTCCTATTCGTGCGAGGTTCTTTGAATCCAGCATAGAGGATAGGTCGACCTCTTTTTTTCGACCCAGTAATAGTGAGGTTTTTATGTCAACAGTTTCAGCCAAGTCCCGCCTTCTCGCATTCTTGCAAAAGACAACGGGGTACAATACGGTATCCGTCGTCCAGGCGCGCCGTCGCTTCGGCATCCAGAATGTATCGGCTGCAGTCAATAGCCTTCGCAACGAGGGTTATTCCATCTACACGAACAAGCTTACCCGCGCAAGCGGCCGTAAGGGTTTCGAGTATCGCTTGGGTCGTCCTTCCCGCTCATTCATCGCCAAGTGCGAAATGAACGGCGTGATTGCCAAGGGTCCAGTTACCTACTAATCAGAACACGTCCTAATTCTTAGGACGCTCCGTTCTGACAGTATGCGGAGGCTCTCTCTTTCGGGAGGGCCTCCGCTTTCGTTCGGTCTTGGAGGTGTTGTGGATTACAGAAAATGGGACATCAGGTTCATTGAACTTGCAAAGCATGTCTCCTCGTGGGCCAAAGACCCGAGCACCCAAGTTGGTGCCGTCATCGTTGACAAAAAGAACCGGGTACTCAGCCTAGGGTACAACGGGTTCCCTCGTGGGGTCCAGGATTCACCTGAACGGCTCAATAACCGTGAGGTCAAGTATTCCATGGTCGTCCATGCGGAAATCAACGCGCTGATCTTTGCCACACAACCCCTTGACGACACCACACTCTACCTGTGGCCGTTCCTTTCGTGTTCAAGTTGCACCTCTATCATTATCAATGCAGGCGTCAAACGAGTCGTGGCCCCTGTCAGTCATAATCCCCGTTGGGTAGACTCCATCAAACTGAGCCAGACACTCTACCATGAAGCGGGTGTGCAGGTGGTGCTCATTCCTATGTTTGATAAGTATGATACATAATAATATGGTCACATTATTCTAGGAGGTTTGAAGTGGAAATCAAGATTGACATTGAGCAACTGAGAAAAAACAAAATCTTTATCGCCACCCCGATGTATGGTGGACAGTGCTGCGGCATGTATATGAAGTCCTGTTTGGACCTTCAGACCATCTTCCAGCAATACGGCATCCCCTCTAGATTCTCATTCATCTTCAACGAATCCCTCATCACCAGAGCGCGGAACTACCTCGTTGACGAATTCCTCAGAACTGACTTCACTCACCTGCTCTTCATCGACGCGGATATCCACTTCAACCCACAAGACATTATTGCCATGCTCGCACTGGACAAAGACGTGATCGGCGCACCCTATCCTAAGAAGGCGATCAACTGGGGTAACGTGGCGCTTGCAGCACGGACCCATCCAGAACTCGACCCCAAGGAACTTGAGGCCGTGGTGGGTGACTACGTGTTCAACGTGGTCAAAGGTACCGAAAAGTTCCAGGTCTCTGAGCCATTGGAGGTCATGGAAATCGGCACGGGTTACATGCTCGTCAAGCGCGAAGTGTTCCCAAAGTTTGCCGAGGCGTATCCTCAGCTTCGCTATCGCCCGGACCACGTAGGTCAAAAAAACTTCGACGGCACCCGATACATTCATGCGTATTTTGATACCGTGATCGATCCTCAGAGCGAACGGTACCTCTCAGAGGATTATATGTTCTGTCAGTGGTACCGTGCGATTGGTGGACATATTTGGTTGTGCCCGTGGGTCCAGACGCAGCACGTCGGCACCTTCGCGTTCACTGGAAACATGGCAAAAATTGCGGATTTAACAGGGAGGTTATAACATGAGAATTTTCACATACGCTTTGGGTGGACTTTTGCTGGGTGTGTTGCTGACACTCATCGTCAATTCGGTATTCGCAGCCGATACAATTCGGGCCTGCACAGGCACAGACGGGACGGTGACCTTTACCAACGTAGGCGAACCAACGTGTCCGGTCGTGGCGTTACCAGGACTCACGGTCGCACCTACGCGAAGTTATCTCACACTCGCTCAGCCAGCCGACGTGTCAATCAACAACACAGAATCAGAGACCGTGAACGACCAAATGTGTGTATTATATAAAGAATGGATGACCCTCTCGTCACGAACCCTTGGTGGGTTTGCTCACAACACCGTAGCGGATACTCAGCGTCGTCTGGTCCTCGTGCAATTGTTTGGTGGAGGGTTCGCGCCAACTTCCTGTCACTGAAAGGTATATCATGATTATTGGTTTGATCGGTTTCATCGGGGCGGGTAAAGGTACTGTCGGTGACATTCTCAGCGAATGCGGTTACACACAGGATTCTTTTGCGAAGCCGCTGAAGGACGCCGTTGCGGTGATCTTTGGTTGGGACCGACAGATGCTCGAAGGCGCAACTCCAGAATCACGAGCCTGGCGTGAACAACCCTGTGAGTTTTGGTCCAAGCAATTTGGATACACCTTCACCCCACGGCTCGCACTACAACTCATGGGCACCGAGGCTGGTCGCAATGTTTTTCATCAAGACTTGTGGGTGATCTCATTGCTCAATCGCAGTCAAGGCAAGAACGTTGTGGTGACTGACGTGCGATTCAAGAACGAAGTGAAAGCGATTCGTGATGCAAATGGTTTGGTCATTCGGGTGCGCCGAGGGATCGACCCATTGTGGTATACAACCGCGCTGCTCGCCAATGGCGGCGACCGAGAGGCCCTTGTTCGCATGACCGAGATAGGGATTCATCCGTCCGAGTGGGATTGGGCCGGGTCACCCATTGATTACATCATCGACAATGATGGTACACTTGAGGACCTCCGCGAAAAAGTCTCCTCGGTACTCCAGAATATCCGCTTGACTTCCGCATCGAAATAGTGTATAATCATTTCACTCGGTTTATTATTCACCTGTGAGGACCCCATGAAACTGTCCGAAAACACCGTCAACGTGCTCAAGAATTTCTCATCCATCAACACCGCACTCTGGTTCAAGAGTGGCAACACACTCAGAACGATCAGCCCATTCAAAACGGTGCTGGCTGAAGCTGTGGTCGATGAGACCATCCCGTCAGACTTTGGGGTCTACGATCTCCACCAACTCCTCAGCATCCTCTCGTTGTACCAGGATACCCCAGAGGTCACAGTGGTTGGTAACGACCTCGTGATCCAAGGGAACGCGGGTCGCAGCAAAATTACCTACC